AATTTCCATAAAAATTTAGGAGCTGAAGAAATTATTCTATCTATAATAATTTCTCCAACAACCTTTTTTTTAGGAAAACTTGAATATATAACAATAGTGTCTACAGTCCTTTTAAAAAGCTTTTTTCTAAGTTCAAAAGTTTTACTCCCAGCAAATATTTTTTCTACAAATTTAGGCTTTATTGACATTAAAACTTTCATAATCAACCTCTATCTTATTAAATAGACCTTCTCCAATCCTAGAAACAGCCATTTCAATGTATTCCTTTTTAAGTTCTACTCCAACTCCATTTAGATTTAAACTTTTTGCAACTTTTAATGTAGTTCCTGAACCAAGAAATGGATCCAATACTATACCATCAATAGGACATCCAGCTAAAAGACACCTTTTTACTAATTCCTCTGGAAAACTAGCATAGTGTCCTTCTTTTATTCCTTTTGTTGCGATGCTCCAAACTGTCCTCATATTTCTTCCATTCTCATTGTAAATAGTTTTCCAAGGTTTATCTATTCTCTTCATAGCAGTTTTACTTTCTCCAGCTTCTAACATTTTTTTCTTTCCTGTAGGCATAACTCCATCTTTGAAACCATTTAAAGTTTTTTCAGAATATGGTTCATACTGCTTCTTGAAATAGTATTTTTGATTTTTTGTAAAGAAAAATATTTTTTCAAAATCATTTGTGAATCTATCGTTCAAAGACTCAGGGAGAACATTTGGCTTATGCCAAATAATTTCATTTCTTAAAATCCATCCTTGGTCAATCATCTTAATACATAACCTTTCAGGAATCATCATCTTTGATTTTCTTTGAATATTTGTTTTTCTTGGAATAACCTTAAATATATTTTCTTTGCCTCTTTTTTTATTGCTTCTTTTAGAAAATTTAGAATTAACATTTGAATAAGTATCACCTATATTAAGGAAAAATGTTCCTGACTTTTTTAGAACTCTATATAATTCATCCATTATAAGCATTAATTTTTCAATATATTCTTCAACGTTTTCTTCTAATCCTATCTGGCCAGAAATATTATAATCTCTAAGTTGCCAATATGGAGGAGATGTTATAATACAATCTATGCTTTCTGTATCTAATGTTTTTAAAATCTTTAAACTATCTCCATTTATTATCTTCATTGATTTCCTCCTGATGTTCTATAATTCCAATATCTTAAATAGCCAAGTCTATAAATTTTTGAGAGAACTATATCATTTATAGGTTTAGCTTCTTTATTTATTTTTGGCTTTCTATAACATTCAATCTTTCTATATGGAATACCACATTCTTTTTTTACTGCTATCAAAATACCACACTCTTTTGGGATTAATTTCAATGCTTTCTCTTTCATTTCTTCTGGAAAAGCATAGTAGAAATTTTTAATATTTTTATCTTTGTGCTGATGTTTCTTTTTGAAATCAGCTTTTAAATCAGATAAAGATATTTTTATTTCAACTTCTGTTAAGTAGTGATTTTTAGTAACAATCAACATATCACATTCATGATTTACTATACTTCTCCAAATCATAGGATCTGTTTCTGTATCTAACCATGCATTATTTTTAGTTACTCTTGGAACAATTACTAAACTTCCACTTTCAAAATAGGTATAGATTAATGATTCCATTTTATGTGTAGTCATTCCTTATCTTCCACCCAATCAGCTATATTTTCAAGTTCTTCTGAGCATTCTCCACATTTAGAACATTGATAGCTTTCAACATCAAAATGATTTAAACTATTCCCTGTAAATTCTCCTTTTTTATCTAACTCCTCAATTTGATATGTTTTAGCTCCTACTGTTCCTCCACAACATTTACATTTCCACATTTTCATCAACCCACTCTGCTCTTCTTTTCAACTCTTCAAAATCTTCTACTGGATATCTCCAAGTTTCACAATTATAAAGTTTAATTGTTTTAAAACACATTTTAAAATCTCCATTTTTATCAATATCATGAAAATATGTAATTTGTGCAAGAACAGTTTTTTTGCTTATTTTATCTCTCCACATTATTTATCGTCTCCAATATTTACAAGAAAAATCTTCTAGTTCTTCATAATCAAATTCTATAGTTGGATTTTCTGTTTTTGCATCAACAAAACTATCTATTTCATTAGTAAGTTGTGTTGATAACTCTTGCAAATCCTCTGGTTTTAAATAAAGTCTAAAATTTTTATCAAAAAATTGTCCAATAATACCTAAAATTTCCCAATATATAAGAGGCTGATCTACATTAAGTTTTTCATTCAAAATAGTACATTTTCCTTTGTTATAGTTAGAACACCATTTACAAATTTTTTCCATTTAACTCACCTAATATCCTAGTTGTTCATACAGGTCTGGGTTTTCAAAAATATTACCAACAATTTCAAAATCTCCTGCCATATTTAAAAGATGTTCTGTAACATTTTCATAAGATACACAATAAACAGCATCTTCATCATCATAAGAAATTAATCCATAAATATCATCTATACCATCATTGAATTTAATTACATCTGCTTCATAAACCTCTTGACCTGTTTTTGATTTTGCTCCTGTAAATTGTAGAAGTTCTATATCCTTAAATTCAGCAATTTTATAGTCATCTTTAAAAAGATTACCATCATCAGTGTATCTAATATATTGATAGTTTAAGTCAATTCCAATAATAGAAACCATTTTATTTTCTTTCTTCAACCAAGCCTTCATTTTAAATTCTTTCATTTTATCCTCCTAAGCAGTTTTAATTTTCATAATTTCTCTATCAACCATATCTAAGTATTTTTCAGATGATTTTATTAATTCTTGAACTTCTTCTTTTATGTCAAATTCATTAATTATTTTTTTAACTCTGTCTAACTTAAAGTTTTTAATAAGTCCATTCCAGGAATGAATTGTATCTGTAAATCCTGCTGGAAGCCTTTGTAATTTATCTTCAAAAGACAATGGTGCTTTTTCCCAAATAGAATTTGCACAATCTTTAACATGTGCTGTCATTACTTGTCTAGTGTAAAAGTTATCTTCATACTCTATATCTTGCTCCTTAACATCGTCATAGCATTTGTTATAAATATCAGATGTTAAGTTTTTACATCTTCCAATTAGTATCTTGTAGTAAGGATTTAAGTATCCATCTTTTTCATTTTTCCAAACCTTTTGATGATTACCAATTACAATTTCTAATGAAAGCAAAAGTGTCTTTAAACTTAAAGCATCAAGCTCACTTTCAGTAGGTTTTTCTATAAATTTAATTTCTTTCTTTTCATTTATCTTTATTTGTCTTTTCACAGTCTTTTGAGCTTTCCTCATTTTCAACACTCCTTTCTGCTAAAAGAGCAGCTAATGCTAATTTTAAAATATCCATAAAATCACATCCAAGCTTCTAATAGAAGAAAAGGAAAGTTAAGTTTATGTTTCAATTTTTTCCAGAAGCTAATTTCCATACAGTCAACTTTAAATCCTTTTATCTTCTTATTTTTATAAGCTATTACAACAGCCTCATTAAAACTGCTTGCAGTATATTCTCCACCAACTAAGTAAAAGTCTTCTCCAATTTTTCTTATTTCTAGCATCATGTCCTCCTGTATTCTTGACACCACAAATAACTTACTGTAAAATAAAACTGTCTGAGGGCTTTATCAACACGAGCAAGTTACTTGCAGTGCAAAATTGATAAAGTTCTTTTTATTCTATTAGCCTTTTAAAAACTTTTATAAAAATTTCAAGCTCTTCATTTTCTTTTTTCATTGCAGAAATTCTTGAAATACCTAACATAGCAACAGCAACATCATCTTCTATTAAAGAGTTATTACTTTTTATAGTAGTTTCTGCCTTTTCAATTAAATCATCTTTATAAATCATATTTCCTCCACTAGTTGTTGTAATTTTTTTATATACTCTGTAAGTTCTTTTTTATATTCCTGCTTATCTTCATCTTTTAACTTCAATGATCTTTTTTTCATTTTTTCAATTTTATTAAAGTTAAAAAACTTTTGACCATCTGGAAGAAATTCCATTTTATTTTTTTCAATAGCAGGAAGTAATAGTTTTCTAATTTCTTTAACTTTATAGATGTCATTTTCTAAAATTCCTAACACTTCCTCATATTGAAGATCCTTATTTGTTAGAATTTTTATTGCTTGATCTGAATAAGAAAATATTTTATCTTTATAATTTTGAAACTCTAAATATAAATTCCATCTTTTTAAGTAAACTGAAACAGAGTCTTTTGTAAGTCCCTTAGACTCATACCAAGCCATAAATGAATTGGTAGGTTTTAAAGTTTTTTCAATTAATGCTAATGACGAACACATTTCAAATAAATTATTTTTCATTTTTTTGTATGTATTCATAAATATTTTTTCTTGTTCAGATACAGTAGCAATTTCAACATCGTTTAATTCGTAACTAGCGAAATCAAATTCTTTTATTTCTGATTTAGAAGATATAACTATATTAAAATCATTATCTAAATTTTTATTCATTGTCTATCTCCTTCCAGATATTTATAAAGATACCTTTGATATAATCTAATTTTTTAGCTTTGCTTTCCCATAGCAATGTTTCTTTATCAATTAATTTAGAAATAAGGCTAATTTGTGGGATAGGAAAACTTAAATGGATTCCTTGCACTCCTAATTTTTGGTTTAAGAAATCATAATATTCCTTTTCTAGCTTTGTTCTTCCAGTTCTATTTGGAACAACAGCCTTAACCTTGTTTAAATCAACTTTTTTTAACATACTCAACACTGAATGTGTTGTAATGCTATCAAGAAAAGTTGGAATAACTATATGGTCAGATATTTCAATAAATAAATTATCTAACCCCATTACTGGTGAACCATCAATAACAATATAGTCATACTCATCTTTTAAAATTTTTATAGCTCTCTTAAAA